CATCCAGGGTTGGACATGCGAAAGCATGCACGATTCCTGGATGGCCTTAATCTCTGGGTCACCCCAGTTGTGTGGGTGTCTGATCAACACCTACATGGAGATAAAATCTTGTCTAAAGTGCAACGCATCGTTAACTTTGTGGACGGTACAGTGAGGCTCAACAACGTTGTTGTTGGGACTTGCTCACCGCTCACTCATACTTACGCCCCCGACCATCCAACCGTCGCGGAACGTGGGTTAACTGTTGATATGCCGGATGACAAATACGTCGAAAGCCCTAAGCCGCCGAAGGATCCTGATCGTTGGTCCCAGATTAAGAAATCTGGTGCCATCAAGATGACCCCTTTGACGCGCAAAAAGTCTCAGACGCGTTATTATCCTGTCCAGACACTCAAGTATGCTTTTGCACTTGGTTGGCCGAGCTGCTCCGCCGCGGGTAAACCCACAGTATTCGGATCGCAAGTTAAAGCGATCTCGATGTGGTCCGTGAACGTAGTTCCATCCGATCTTGCAGGTATGCCTGATCTCACCTCCCGTGAGGGGGATGATGTCCCGGACATCGCTGCGGAGCTTAATTCACTCCGTAGTGACGTCGTCGCTTCAAATCTGATGACCTATGACCTGCTCACCGAGCTGGCCGAGGCCCAAAAGACTGCGAAGTTGATCCTCACGCTTATCCAAGCCGTGAGACATCCTATTCAATCATTTCTCGACTTTCGTCGTACTCTGCTCAAGAACGGTAAATTATCACCGAAATTGCTCAAAGAGGCGTTGGAGAAGAAGTGGATGGAGTATCGTTATGCTATCATGCCCCTGGCCTACTCGGTTCAGGATGCTATGAAGCTTGCGAAGGAGAAAGGCGACATTTATAAGACAGATCGGAAGTCTCGTGAGTTCTCGTACACGACCGGGAGCCGTCCCTCATCCTCGCAGAATAGTCTATATTCATGGACTAGTGAGGAAGTGCAGGTTCGGATTTCGGTGGTGGGGAGGGCTCGCTTCGACCCCGATGAATTGTATCTCCGGCTCTTTGACCAAATCGGAATCAATCCTTTCAAAACCGCCTGGGAATTGATCCCCTACAGTTTTGTGATTGACTGGTTCGCGAATATCGGTGACTGGGTTCTTGCCCGGACAGCCGGATTAGGTCCAGGGGCGCAACAGCGCCTCTTTTGCCAATCGATCAAAGAGATACGTACTGTATCCACTTACGTGGTGGACGAACGGGAATGGAAAGCCAGCAAAGAATACTCTGCTGGCGTCGTATCCGTAGGCCCATTCGTGAACAACTCGGAAGGCCTCTTAATTGAGACCAAAGAGGAGTCGTACACGCGTTCATTATTCACTACTGACGACGTTCATCTCCAGTTTGACGCTTACCTTAATTGGAAGCGGATGATTGATGGATGGGTCCTGAGTCAGAAACCCTTAATTAAAGCTTTAAGAAAGCTCAAGTAGACAAATGCCTACCCAACTGTATAGCCGCGATGCGAACGGCGTAACTTTCGCAGACCCCACCGATCCAGATTACACGATCCGTTTCAAGAACACCCAGACTCGCAAGAGTCTCGCAGGTGTTCAGGTCGTGAACCATGTGGAAGAGATCGTCGTAAATGATCTCGTCCCGGTGACACTTGGCAGCGCGTCGGCTAACGACTCGGTGTCGGTTCGTATTCGCATTTCCGGCTCTGCTCAGAGCCATGCGCGTATCAAATCGATCCTGAAGTCCGTCGCCGCGCAGCTGCCCGCATGGGCTGATGGCAACGTCACGCTGGGCTTCGAGCCCGGCACTCCGCCAGCAACGCCTGCTGCATAAGACTAAGGGGATCACAAATGGAACAAAGCACCATCCGTGCCTTCCAACAGGTTTGCCGAACTTTCTCCTTCAGGGGAGAGCCGGCAACGTTTTCGGAAGACTTCGCTGTGAAGCGATATTTGAAGAAGATGCAAGAACCGGATCCTGTGATTCAGAAGTCCCTTACCGACGCAGCTTGGTCGGATTGGATAACTTTTGATGAAACTTTACCCAAAATCTCTTTGCCAGGCGCTGCTTGGTACCGCGCTCGTGCTCGCCTCCACGGCTTGCTCGAGGGTGGTCACCACTATTTCTCAGGCACCAGATTCCGGTTCCCAAAAGGTTCCGAATTCTCTCCCACTCGCGGCCGAAACAGCCTTGAGGCGCGACTTAGCGCCTCCGAGTGGACCTGCACATATTCCAACTTTGACGAGTTTGCCAAGTTGGTATATTCCGTGCGCGGCCTCAGAAATAGTGCAAAGGCCAGATATGGCCGGTGGTTCAGACGCCACAATTTTGATCTGTCGCAACAACAAGCCGACAAACTCCTCTACGAGCATGCAACTAAGCATGCCTTTGTTGGAGGACCCGTCGTCCGTAGCCGAATAGGCTTCATCGTGTTCAAGGAAAAACTGAGGTTTATTACTCAGTTCGAGCAAGGCTCGCGGTTTTCAACCGTCCCGAAGAACAACGACAAACGGAGACCGATTAACGTTGAATGTTTTGGTAACACTCTGACGCAGTCTGTGGTTGGAGAAGGGATCCGTGCTTTGCTCCTCGCGGAGTTCGGCATTGATTTGGACCACCTAAGCGATATCCATCGCTGCAAAGTGTCTGAACCGGATCGCTGGGCGACCATTGACCTGTCAAACGCATCTGACAGTGTTAGTATTAGTCTGGTTAAGTTCCTTTTCCCAAAATGGTTTTATGAGAAGCTCGAGCAAACCAGATCCGCTATGGTCCTAGGACCTGACGGACATTACCACGTCACGAAGAAAATCTCGTCGATGGGGAATGGGTTTACGTTCGAACTCATGACTCTTATTTTGACAGTGCTGTGTAAGGAACTAGACACTGAGGCTACAGTCTTTGGGGACGATATCACTATCCATCCCTTGCAGGCTGAAAACCTCATCTCCCTCCTCACGGAGGTCGGCTTTGTGGTGAACGAAGAAAAATCGTTTGTCACCGGTCCGTTTAGAGAGTCTTGCGGAGCTAACTACCACCGTGGTGAAGGTTACGTGAAGTCTTACGACTTTTTGTGGCCCCACACCATTGGTGATTGTGTGACCCTTATGAACAAGGCTTACGTCTTGTCACAGGATCATGCTATGTTCCGTGCGCTTTACAGCTCGTTCCTTCGTGTCTTACCGACAGCCTTGCATGGTGGTCCCTTAGCGACGTTTGACTCGAGTTTGAGTCCGCGAAGCGACAGGGAGAGACACCAGGGACCCTTCCAACATGACTTCCCCGCATTCTTCATTACACCGAAGGTGCTGCGGGATCGACCGGTTGTTGAGGACGGTGTGTTGCTCGAAACGTTCCTTGAGCTCCACATTGACCCTACGAACTTCTACCTTGTGAAAGGTTACGAGTTCAAGAGTGCTTTGCGCACTCCAACACTACGCGACATGCATGCCAGAAGGCACTGGGCTAAGTATCTGATGTATCTAGATGCTGGCCGGGTGTCCAAGGATGTCCTGTCGCAGGAGGGGGAATGGAGAACTGTTTGGTTCGTCACAGATGGCCGGAGGCCCATGAGAGCCTCTTTGCTAAAACCCGAAAGGGCCTGACGCCAACGTTTTTCATACGGCTATTACCGTTTAAAAGACAATTTTCTTATCTTTTATAAATAATAGGGCCCACGTAAGTGGGGAGACGCCCGAAAGGGAATCTTAAAAATGGACTGCC